ATAATTTTATAANATTATAATAGTTCCTTCAATCCTTCCTGATTAGATTTACTCATCAACGGAATCCAATCCTTCATATCTTCAAGTAATTCTAAATTCTCAAAATGCCAAGTGGTGTGTGAACCATCTTCAAAAAATAAAACACGAACCATAACATCATCTTCAGATGTAACCATACCAACTACACCATATTTAGAATCAGATTCATGAACAGGAGTTACTAAAGCACCAACATTACCATTACCAACAACTTCAAAATCTAATTCAGGAACTGTCAAAACAGGCACCTTTGTTTCTACCTTCTCTATCTCTAATTTAAATCCAAACCAATCAAATAATTTCATTATTATACACCAAATCTAATTGTAAACGTAACAGTCATATACAAAATAAAAATAAACATAAACAACAAAGTCCAATATATTTTATACATGAATATACAACACATATATTAAAAAAAATGGGAAAAGTGTAACAATTAATACATACAACTTATATATCATTACCTTTTCCCATAAACACACCCTCGGAGAAAACCTTATCCTACTTCTAAATTAGTATTAAATGGAGCATTAACTTCTTCTACATCATCAGTAGTACTTGATGCATCAAACTTAGTATACAATTCCATGAAAGTATTTTTGGTATCTTCATCAAATCGTGAAATGGCTAAGTTAATAGACTTCATACGATCTTCAAAAATTGCATATGTCTGAACAATATGTCCTAAACGACGAGTTGAAATAACATCATCAACACCATCATCATAAAACGTCTTACGAATACCATCTGCCCATGACACCAACAGTTTAGCAAACTCTACATCAACCTTACCAAACGCCTTCATGTGGTTCATTAAAATCTTTTCTTCAGTAACAACTGGAGCAAATGGTTGTTCTACTGTAATCGTGAATCGTTCAAGAAACGCCTCATCAATAATTGTAGCAGCAGAGAACTTACCAGATTCAGAACCTTGACCCTTTGTGTTTGCAGTAGCAATCACATTAAAACCACGTTTCGGTTCAATCAATTCACCAGTTTTCTTAATAACAATGGGTTTACCCTCAAGAACACCTTGAAGAGCCATAATCTTATTAGAACCACGGTCAATCTCATCAATCAAGAGAATGGCACCAAGTTCCATAGCCTTTACTACTGGACCTTTTTCAAAAACAGTATCACCATTAACCAGACGGAAACCACCAATCAAATCATCTTGATCTGTTTCTGGTGAAATCTGAACACGAATGAATTCACGTTTAGCATTAGCAGCAGCCTGTTCTACCATCATAGTTTTACCATTACCAGACAAACCAGTAACAAAGATAGGATAGAAAAACTTTGATTTAATAATCTTCAATATGTCTTTATAAGCACCCCACTTAACAAAGTTAGGATCTACTTGTGGAACATATGACGTTTTAAATACAGGCAATGGTGGTTGTTGAACACGTTCAACAACTGGTTCAGGACCAACAGTATTAACAGGCAATACTGGTTCACGTTTTAATGGAACCACTACACCAGTAATATTATAAACACCATGACTAACCTTATCCAATCCTTTATTAACACCTTGTCCGTTAGCATAACCAATTTTTAATGCAGCCTCGGACAATTCCTTTAATGTATATTCATTTTTCTCTGGGTTTTCTGATAAAAGATAATCTTTTACTTTTTCAACTTTATTCATAATATACCTTTTTTATTTAATTTGTTTCTCAATTTCTGAATCTTCTAATGGAATTTCAGTAACGGTAGGATCAGATGACGAATCATCCGCAAACCAACTGGTATATTCTTCATTAATCTCTTCAGCAGTAATAAACTCATCAAAATCAAACATTTCTTTCACCTTTCATAATTAAACACAATAACCCCAACCTTCATATATATTATCTCATACTTTGATATAAAAGTCAAGCTTTATTTTACTTTATTTCATCCATTTTTTCAATCTCTTGTTTAATCCAAATTAAAGCAAGATGTTCAGTATTTTCAATAAACGCCTCATCCGAAACAGGAGAAGGCAGCACAGACACCATCCATTTTATCTTATCATATGCAGACATAAGCATATCATCTGAAATGGTGAATTTAGACTTCTGTTTTCGTTCAGTCTTAATAATTTTAAGTACAGTTTCCATTGGTATAATCATAATAGATCCTATAATGTTAAGTATAATTCATTAACGTAAGCCACCCTAAGTAATACAATTACCGCAGTAACAGTTATTAATTTAGTAACCAACACCTCTATAATCACAAGTAATCTTTTCATCTCATCTCTTCTCTATAATTATTTTTAGCATATAACACATCAGGATAAACATCAGCAACATCATCTACCATAGTATCATCATATGGTTCATCATCAGTTAAACCCATCTCATATAGACTCTGTTCAAATGCATCCAGATCAATAACTTCCTTTGGATTATAAACCCTTAATCGTTCAATGAAATTTCTTTTAATCAAGTCAGTAGTAGATACTTGACGATAATGATTTGCCGTAGCATCCTTCATCAACATTTTCAATTCATTTTGTATTTCGTAATTATTCATAATATAGGTTTCTCTCAATTAATGTAAAACTTTCTTTGTTTTAACATCGGTGGATAATAATGAACGATTTTGTTCATATTCATTGGCAAGTGCAGAATACACTCTATCCCATTCATTAGGGGTAACATCATTTAAACGTCGTTTAGTATTTGATTCAAGTGTAACTAACTTTAATTGATTTTTCATTTTAATCCTTATTTAGTAGTATTTTTCCAAACAACCTTATCAACTCAACAGACTATATTATCTCATACTATGGCCAGAAAGTCAAGCTTTATTTTCATTTATTTTCATTGAAACCAATAGTAAATACTTAAAAAATCAATCAATAAAAACCCGACAGCCTGTGTCCAAAGAGCCGTTTCATTTTCTTTTACAAATATCCATATTAACACCATATGACCAATTAAAAATGAAATAAACCCCCATTTAGACTCCGGTATATGGAGAGCAATTATAATACCACCTCCCACTAAAAGAAACGTTGACAACCATTTTAAACCTTTCATTAGATTCCCGTCCATTGTATAACATCAGGCATATTAGTAAGAACATTACCACGATCAAAATTACGTGCCGGTGATGTCCAAGATGATGCTTTAAGGAGATCTCCATAAGCAAACTTCTTATCTTTTTTGGATATCACAATAAATCCCTTTACGGAACCGTTGTGTATCAATTTAACATAGTTTCTTCCTATCTTAAATTCGGTGTCAACCTTGTATTCATCATACCAATGCACCCACACCTTGTCTTTATTATGGTCATATTGGGCAATTTTTTGTGCTCTTTGTGCCCAATTGGCATAATCAGATGCCATCTTGTTAAGAACACTCTCAATCACTTCTCTATTCACTTCACTCATAATAAACTCCAAAAATTAAACTCAATAACCCCAACCACAGTACTATTGTCTCATACTATGGTTATAATGTCAAGGTTTATTTTCATTTATTTCACATTTCGTCTTGAAGATCCCCTTGCAAGATGTCTTTTAGATGATCGTCTAGATTTTCTAATAACAGTAAGAATACCCTCATCCTCTAATGTGACGGAAGCTCTCAACTCAATGTTTTTAAGTGTCTTAAAATTTCTATTATATACATCCGGATAAGCATCCTTTAAGTCTCTTAACGATTCGTTATCAAAATAATAAGATTTACTATGTTCATACTTACTATACGTACTCTTTGCAAATAACCACGTAGCATCATATGCTTCTTGTGTTACAGCACGATTAGACATTCTATGTTCTGCATGTGTAGTTCTATAAAAACTCATCTTTCTCACCTCTTTCTAATTACTATAACTTATTATAACAAATATCGACATCCATGTCAAGGTTTATTTTCATTTATTTTAAATTAACTCGTATGGTTTTTCCCAAGTTCCTATCTGCAAATCAATATAAAATGCAGTATGAAAATAGTCAGTCATAATGTCAGACTCATCAAACCAAGCTTCTCCATTCTCTGCATTGGCAGGTGCAGTCTTAATGATTTCTAGAATTTTATTCAGAACCTTTGCGGGTTTCTTTGACCAATGTTTATCAATAAAGTATTGATTAACTCCTTCATATTTCTCAGTAGGATCACGGAATTCAGAACGAAAGTCAATATCAGACTTCAATATATTAACAGATACGGCATGTTGTCGTTTACGAACAGAAAATTTATACTTTGGGAATTCTTTCTTTAACTCTTTACGAATCTCTCTAACTTCTTCAGCACTTATATATGCCATCTAACTTCTCCAATAATAAAAATAAATAACCCCAACTCACAGTACTATTGTCTCATACTTTTATATAAATGTCAAGCTTTATTTTCATTTATTTTAAAAATTCATTCATCGGTGATACCGACAGAATTCGTTCTTCTGCATCTTTTTTATAAAGTTCATTTAACTCAAATCCTATATATTTCCTATCCAAGTCGTGAGCCACTATTGCAGTAGTTCCAGAACCCATAAAAGGATCTAGTACCACATCACCCACATCAGTCAACCAAGTGATGAATTTTTCTGGAATTTGTGGATGGAATGGAGCAGGATGATTTAATCCTCGTATAGCAGAACAACTATCAAACCTAAACACAGTTGTTGGTTTAGTGCCTTTAGGATGTGGTGTAGAAGTTCCTCTTTTAGTCAACTCAGTAGAACCATCATGGTTAATTTTATCCTGCCCATTCATGGCATTCTTAAACCTCTTTAGAGATATCTCCGCATAAGGTTCACGAATACCATCTATATTTGATTTAAACTTGTTCTTAGTTTTAACAAAATGGAATATATATTCCATTCTATCATTAAGTCTGCGTACACCAGTAGACGGCATACCTGATTTTTTATGCCAGATATACCTATCATGGAGTGTGAATCCGGTTTCCCTAACCACTCTACATATTAAGTCATACACATAAATAGATCGTTCGGATCCTATAATTTTATCATTTATATTGAAAATAAAGCTACCAGAGTCTTTCATCCCTCTATATGTTTCATTAAATAAAGGTAATATCCAATCTGCATAATTATCAGGACGGAATATAGGTATCTCCTTCCCATATGTTAATGTATCTGCATATGGTGGTGATGTTACTACCAAATCTAAAAAATCATCAGGGATTGTCTTAGCAAGTTCTATACAATCCCCTAGATATATCTTATTAGTTTCCAATTATACTCCTACTTTAGTAAATCCACACCATACTCGATTTTTCTTAATTTGACCATAGATACACGAATCAACAGCTACATCGTAATAGTCTCTTGAAATTTTAAGACTTGTACGAGAATTGTTTTTAGAAGGTGTTCCTAGAGATTTTGGTTCAATACCCTCAAAAACACAAAAATTTATCGAAGATATGAACTTCCTATCTTTAAGTATATCGTCCAATGATTTGTCTTCAAACTTATCCCACAAAACTTGGATAAGGTTCATTTTTTTATGCTCCTTTGGTGAATGTGTCGCACCTTGTATACACTCCCCTTGTCCAGTTTTAAGTTCCCAATGAGTATCACCATCAATCATGTCACCAAAAGACGAAAATTTAGGTTCAACATCACACCCCAATTCTTTTAATTTCTCTGGTAAATATAATTCAAATATCTTACCAAATGATACCCCAATATCAACTCCGAATTCTGCGGCTGATTTGGCATCCCAATAAGTAGCACGATGCTCATTCAGAGTCCTATGACTCCCTTTCTTTTTCCAATACCTAATTATTCTATCAAGAATTAATTCTTCATTCATATCTCTAATAATTTCTTCAATATTATCTTTTATAACACGTTTAACATCATTCATAATATATTCACCATTTATAACTTAATACCCCTCCGGAGATTCTGGCCAAAAAACAGTTTCAGTCGGCTGACCAGTTGCCAACTCTTCTTCATAAATTTCATTGGGTAAGTCTCTCAATTCTTGTCTATACTCCATCCATTCATTTAAATATTCATGAACAGATGAATATCTCGCATAAGGATCACGAAATTTAGCATCATCCTTATCTCTAATATGAATCTCATTATCTGTATATGTCTTACCAAGCACCGTATATGGACGTGGTAATTTAACACTTACATCTACGCCAATCCAATCACTTTCTTCCAATAATTCATCACGTTTTTTTCTCAATTCAATCATATCCATAACAACCACCTATTAACTTAAAATATTAACTACTAATGCAACTGAAGCACCAATAGACCATAGTGTTAACAATTCATAATCAACAACAACCTCAACTCTACCATCAATCAATCGTACCAACATAATATACTCCAAAAAATAAACTCAATAACCCCAACTCACAGTAATATTATCTCATACTTTTGTATAAATGTCAAGATTTATTTGTATATATATTATAAAATATATACAATGCAAAGACAACCATAATAGGGAATAACAATATATAACTAACGGCTTCTAAAAATGTCATTTCTGATACAAATAAAACCAAAATCTCCCAATTAGTCTTATCAGGCATTATTCTCATTAGGAATTCTGAATATAATACCCCAAAACCCACCATACTATGAAAGGTAATGTGATTATAAAATGGGATAAAAATGTAGTCTTATTACACCTTAAAATATATAACATAGGTTTATTCCTCATAATACTCCATAAGTTCTAATGATTCAGCAACCATTAAATTAGTGATTCTACCATTATGTGTATATATACCATTTGTGAAATTAGGATCCACGTTATCAAGACCCATATCAGCCAAAACAGCTATATATGGTAATGTCGCCTTAGTAAGTATGTTAGTAGCACTTTTAGGATATGCACCAGGCATATTAGACACACAATAATGAATAACCCCATGGTGCATAAATACAGGGTTCTGATGATTCCTAATATGTGACGTTTCAATGCAACCACCTTGGTCAATAGACACATCAACCACCACTGAACCTTTCCTCATACTTTTTACCATATCTTCAGTAACAACAATAGGAGATTTCTTTCCTGGTATTGAAACTGCACCAATAACTAAATCAGCATCTTTAACAGCAGGCTCCAAATTCCATGAAGTGGAACACTTATATTCAATAGAAGTATTCATATGACCTCTACTCAAATACTCCCAACGATAATCGGTTTCCAACCCTAAAATAATAACATTAGCACCCATCCCATTTGCCATCTCAGCCGCATGTCTACCCACAACACCATCACCAACAACTACCACATTACCAGAATTAACACCATTGATTTTTCCCAGTTGGACACCAGACCCATCAAAAAACATTGACTTATCTGTATACTGAAGATAATAACTACCAATAGTAACCGCCATATTACCAGCAATAGCAGACATAGGTGACAACAACGGTAAATTACCAAAATTATCTGTTATTGATTCATATGCTATGGCAGTAGTATTGGTGGATAATAATTTAAGTGTCAGTTCTTTATCTACACCCGCAAGATGAAGATAAGTAAATAATATTTGCCCATTAAAATATTTGTATTCTTCCACTTGAGGTTCTTTAACTTTAACCACAAGATCCGAATCCCATGCATAAAAGTCGTGGCATATTGTCGCACCGGATGATATGTAATCATCATCCGAATAACCAGAACCAACCCCAGCTTCAAATGTTACACATACAGAGTGACCTCTATCAACCAATTCACGCACACCATTTGGGGTAATTGCTACCCTATGTTCGTTTTCCTTTATTTCTTTGATTAATCCAATTTTCATATTTAGTCCTCACTGATTCAACTTCCATCAATCTAGGAAGAATTTCATTAATAACCCCTATATACAATTCAGATTCAGTAGCACGACAAGCATCACCTAACGATTGCACATCATCATTATCTCTAACTAAAACTAAATTCTGTTTCAATATCGGTCCAGAATCATATTCATCAGTAACAATATGTACAGTAACTCCTGTAACCTTATCATTAGACTCTAAGACTGATTTATATATATCATCACCAAACATATTACCATGTTTAGGCAATAATGATGGATGGATGTTTAATATTCTATTTTCATACCCATTCAATACTATATTATTAACATGTTTCCTGTATCCAGACAACACTACCAGATCAGTTGCAACTGATTTTAATTTATTAAAAATAGCATTATCTTCGTCATGTAGATTAGTTTTACCAGATATTATAGAAACATTAATACCATTATCATGACACCATTGAACTATAGGAGCATCTTTATTATTACATATAACAACACCAACTTCAGCTACAATTCTCCATGAATTAATTGCTCCTATAACATCCCTAGCCGCAGTACCACCATCTGACGCCAAAAAACTAATAATTGGTGTCTTCATAATATCACCTCAAATCTTTATCAAAATCATCTACCATAATTGCTTCATGTTCTAAAATTCCATCTAATTCGCCTTTCAGATTAGACTCATATGCCCTTTCTAAAATATTTAATGCATCCTTTGTATTAGATGATGTAAAAGTTTTATCTGTCAACCTAGACCTTGCATCAAATCCTAATGCAGATTTAATTGAATTAGGAACATTGACCACCGACTTCACCATTCTACTATTCAACTTATCTGATGGACCCTTATATCTTCTACCAAATGGAAATATCAAACGTCTTAATATAAACCCAATGAACTTTGAAGGATAATTGTCTAAAATGTCCTCAAACGATTTCTGTATATTATATAATCCAGACTCAGCACCCCATGTAACATATAATATATCATTCTTCTTATCCATATCATCAGTATCTTCGTAACGTTTTAATACCGCAGATGTCATATACAACTCTGAAAATGCATCTGCAAATCTACCAGTTATTCTTTGTCGTTTCTTAAGATCAGCACCCAACACCGATATACTTATATCAGATAACAATGCAAAGTTCTTTGATTCCAATTCAATACGTTTATAATACTTACCAATTTCACATGATGCGTCTTTTGGTTTAGATATAAACATACCACCAGTAATATTATGATATAATGACCCAAATATATTACCAATAGTATATTTAAGATGACCCATTAACGCCTTATTAAATGCAATCGCATCACCACATTCAGCAGAAGTTACTTCATCTTTTATAAATGGATGACACCGTAAAGATCCTTGAGAAAATACAATTAGAGATCTCGTTAATATATTCGCACCCTCAACAGTATTAGCAATAGGTTGTGTTATATAATAATTCAATAATAAATTATTAGGACCATCAGATATACCCTTTCCAGCCAAAATGTCCATACCATCAATAATACATTGTCGCATCCTTTCAGTACATTGATATTTCAACATGGCAGAAATAACAGATGGTTTTTCACCATTTACTATTGCAGTAGTAGTGAGATTACATGCAGACTCTACAACATATGCTTGTCCAATTATCCTAGACAATGGTTCTTCAATACCCTCCATCTTAGAAATTGGGATTTTAAATTGTTTTCGTATTTTAGAGTATGCAGTAGTAACTTTTAATGTATGTTTGATACCAGCCATAGATAATGATGGTAATGATATTGCCCTACCAGCCGCAAGACAAGCCATTAACATTCTCCAACCCTTTCCTACCCCATCAATTCCACCTATAACATGATTCAATGGTAAAAATACATCTTTACCATAATTTGGTCCATTCATAAATGCTTGTCTGGCAGGGTAATGTCTGCGACCTATACGAACACCCTTAGTATCAGTTGGAACTAATACTAAACTTATACCCTCAACAGGAGGCGAATGCTCAGATTCTTTCAATAACTCATCAGGATCCACAATATGACACGCAACACCAAGTAATGTAGATACTGGTCCAAGTGTGATATATCGTTTTTCCCAATTTAATCTAATACCTAATACCTTTTCACCGTCATATTCCCCATATTCAACAACACCATAATCTTCCATCGCCGCAGCATCTGAACCAGAATATGGTCCTGTTAATGCAAATGCCGGTATATCTTTACCTGATGATAATGTAGGTAACCATTTATCTTTTTGTTCTTGTGTGCCAAACTCATACAGTAATTCACCAGGACCCAAAGAATTTGGAACCATAGTAGTAATTGCTAATGATATACTTCTTGATGCTAAAATTGATATGATACACGATTGTGCATATGCTGAAAATTCCAAACCACCATATTCTTTCTTGATATTAAGTGCAAAAAAACCATTATCTTTTAAATAATTCCACACATCAACTGGTAAATCTTTATGTATAACATTAACTTCCCAATCAGACACCATTTCACAAACAGTATCAACTTCAGAATTAATGAAATCGTGTTCTTCTTGTGTTAATTTAGTTTGTTCTGTATTTAATAGTATATCCCAGTTTGGTCTACCACCAAATAACTCAGATTCCCACCATACTGTACCGGCATCTAAAGCCTCTCTTTCAGTATTTGATATCTTTGGTAATATCTTTTGGAATAATTTCATACCATATTCATTCATCATATATCATACCTCTAAAATAAAATAAAATCTACCACCCATACTATTATATATAACATTAATGGCATACCAAATGTCAATACAGACATCCAAACCGACTTAGTAACAGATTTACACAACCCATTACATTGATAATTAATCTTTTCCCGTACTCTCTCCATACTTGACTGTACTATTTCGTTCACTTTCTTTCTTCTCCGTTTTTTGTTTATTATTAAATATGATATCCCAATTATCTCTATATTTTTTGTTATTTATTTTAGATTTTATAGAATCTCCTGTTATATCATTCTTCGTCGTCATTTTCTATTTTTCTGTTTAATTTTTCTATTTTTCTGTTTAATTTGTCGCGATTCCGTTTAAGAGATTTAATCTCACGTTTTAAGTTTCTCACATCATCCAAATACCGGTTTGCATCATTTATATCACCACATTTAGCCTCCATACGATTACCAATGCTCTGTAATTCCTCCAGTAATCCCATAACAATTGAAAAGTTTCGTGTTTTATAACAAGAACGCATTTCATCTATCACAGTACAAAAATATCTATTTGCCATAAATTCCTCCTCATCTATCCAAATTTCTTTTTTCATATATTGTTACCCCCGATTCAGTTTCAATCCATACCTTTGCCCCACATGGCAAAGGATTGTCCGGACGATATATTACTCTACAGGGTCCCAATACATCAACCTCATGAGCATATTTATTATCTTTATATGTCTTACAAGTTAAAACTGGGTCACGTGACCCAGTTTTATCATTACGTTTAATTACATGTTGATTTACATGTATCTTTGTTTTCATATTAAGCAACCATTCTTGCAAATTCTTGTGCAATCAACTTGTTAGATTTCTTGTTCTTTTGGAACTTTTTAAAATCACGTTTGATTGTATTCATTCTCTTACGGTCTGTTGTAAACAAAGGATCATCATCAGCAACTGTTACAAATTCATCATCTTCTGCCTGTAACCGTTTATCATGAACCACAATGTAACGGTCATAAAACTCATTATCCGAATCAATTTTATCATGAACAATATATCCCACTTTTGGATTAACCAATTTACGATATGATGTTAAGAAAAAACCAATTACATTATATCGTTTTCGTAATGCATCAAACATCGCCTTTTGATATAATTTAGTTCTTGAATAATATGAATAAATACCACCCACGTTCGCCTCAAGTCTACCATAACCTTCAACATCAAAAACTACAACCTTTTGATCACCATAACCCAAACTTTTAGTTCTGATATCTTGTGCCTGACCATCAGTCAGGAAAACCACATTCATCTTTTCAGTATTATGTTTCTTAACAAAATCATCCGCAAGAATTAATGAGTAAGCAGCAGTTTCAATTAATGGTGTTCCACCCATTGAAAACAGTTTCTCTTTCATCCAAGCATTACCACCTGTCAATGTTTCAGAAGAAAACATAACTCGTTGAGTCATTTTGTTCTGTTTACTCGTTGTCCAACTAGAATCGGCAATTTTAATCATTCCTAATGCATAATTGGCAAGGTCATATTTACCATAATCTTCACCTTTACCAAACATGTTTCTTTTGCCATTATCTTTCCATTTTTTACCATTAGTAGTAAATGTATATAATTCATATGGAATACCAACACGTTTCGCAAACATAATCAAAATAACAGACTGTTTTACGGTTTCATATAAACGACCCCACATAGAACTAGAGAAATCAACATACATCAATAATCCATGATTCTTAGCATCAGGAAATGACATGATTGACTTGAAAATATGATCGTCTAACTTATATTGCCACAATTTATCCACATCAATTGAACCACTTGTAGACTGTCTTGCCTTTCTTGATTCCATTGCAGATTTACGAAGTTCAAATTGTTGAACCATAGCATTTACTGCGGGTTTAACATCACGAATAAACTCTTTATATCTTACATTAATGAACTCATCATGATAAATTTGCATAGCGGGTTGATTATTCTTCATTTCTAAGAATTCAGTATAACTTCTCTCCACCTCTTCATCAGTATATAAAAACTCATTAACCAATTGTTCCTTTGTGAATTTAAGATATGAAGTACCATCACCCTCATTAATCATCTTATTTTCATTCTTTCTAAATGCATCATCAGTAACAGAATGATATGGATCTTCACCAGTAGTATCACCAGTATCAGAAAGTCCACCACCAGAAGAGGAAGAAACATTATCTTCTTCAACACTATTATCATCAGTAGCATTAGCATCAGCATCAGTATCAGAAGAACCAGATTCTAATGAGTCATCACCATCTTCTGAAGCTTCAGTATCACCAACATCAGAATTTAAACTTTCAGACAATCCTGAAGAATCTTCAGATTCTTCAGATTCTTCTGAATCACCAGAACCATCACTTGATTGTTGCTGCTGTTGCTGCTGCTGTTCCTGTTGTTCGTCAAGAAACTCCATCAATTCACGTGAAACTCTAACTGTATCATCCCAAGTATCAATTTGAAATACTTTAGACATCATAACAGATTCTTTAAATGAAAACTTAATATCAATAGTTTTTGATAACTTAGCCTTCAAATTCAATCTATCAAGAAATCCCAAAGTATCAACATCAACATCTTTAATACCAAAGAAATTATCTGCAACTAAATGACGATATCCTTTTAGGAAATCATTAATTAATCCAGGATAAAATTCACGAACAAGACGTTCAATACGAACATCTTCAACAATATTTAAAATAGAATGTGGTATATCTTCAATATCAGGTAATAACTTATTTATACTTTCATCATGACTGAAAATACTAGGTGTATATAATGCATGACCAACCTCATGTCCAATGAACAGAGTGGCAGCATCTTTATGTTCTTCTTTCAATAATGGCAATCTAAGAATACGATTAGTAGGGTCAAATGAAGCAGTTCTAAAATTACCCTCAATAACTTCTAAATCTTCTCTTGCCATTAATTTGGAAAGTAGGGAAGTGTTTAACATTTAATTTACCTCTTTATTAACTTATATAGAGAGTATATCATAGTTCTTGACATATGTCAAGAACTATTTTCATTTATTTAGTCAAAAAACTTTCAAGATTATTTATTGTTTTTAATCTTTCATTTGCGATATGTACATATTTTTGTTCTAATTCACAACCAACATATTTATAACCCAACTCTTTACAAGCTACTAATGTAGTTCCACTTCCAACAAAAGGATCATAAACTATGCCATCTTCTGGTGTTATCATTTTAATAAGATATTTCATTACATCTATTGGTTTAACAGTTGGATGAGAATTTTCAACTGTTCTATTATGTGTTCTTTCTTTAACTGAAGACTTTACATTATAGAAAAATCTTGATGCAGTTCCACTATCTGCATAAGTAGTGTTTCCTAAAAATCTACCACCACCAAATACACCACCCTTATATTGTCTGCCTTGATAATCTTCTGTTCCATAATTTCTCGACCAACCGTTACCTCTTTCACCATATTTTGCAAATTCTTCTTCTATCTCATCACTTCCATCATGCAAAACATTGCCAGGCCATCTACCACACGGCAATCTACTTGCATCAATATTAATTGCACCTACACCATGTTTTTCAATATTTTTTGACACACTAGATTCTGTTAATGGTTTTTGTGCAAGTAATATAGGTTCATAACAAGGTTTTAGTCCTGTACCCCAACCCTCCCATTCTGGTAGTTTTTTACCTATATTACTACTCTTAGGCATACCCATAGAATATAACCACAAGAGTTGGTCACGAATATCCAATCCAGCATCTTCAACTGCAACTACTAATCTATGAAATGTTCGTGCTGCACCAAATATTGCAAGATATCCACCAGGCTTTAGGTTTTGTGAAATATTTTTCCAAGTATCTTTATCAAAAGAAACACAATTATCATACTTATCCCAAGCATCATAATTAATGCCATAAGGTGGGTCTGTAATTATTGCATCAACTTGATAATCTAGTTTAAGTTGTACAGAACTCTGACAATATATTTTGATATCCATCTACTATCCTATCTATTTTATCTTGTTGTCTTTTTTTAAGAGTAATATGTCTTTCTAATTCTTCTTTCATCATCTTACCCATTTTACATATCTTTTGTTCTTTTGTCAAGTCAAAAGATTCATTAAATGTGTATACTTTTTCCATTTTACTTTCACATAACATTAACTGTCCTGTACCGTAATTAAAATTGGTATAGTCCAAATAGTCATAAACATCAAAGAACTTATATACAGGACCATTTGCATCAACACTGAAAACATAATATGAGTCAATTAAATCATTATGTAAATAATTAAACAATCTTTTCATAGAACATGTATTTGGTTGGCCATCCTTTTTGTAACCGAATTTTATGTTTACGTAATTGTCCTTATATTTAATGTCATCACTAGACCGTGTTCCTGTTGGTTTTGCGAAATTATTATCTAAGACAAGTAGTTTTTTTACAAGTACAGCTTCATAAAGACCACTAAACGAATGACCTACTTCTTTAACATTTGGATTAAAATTTATTTCTTTAAGAATATCAGGAGTTAGTTTCTTAACCAAGTCCATAATGTAAATTTTATCTTCATTTATAATCATAACAATATTTTATCTCAATTAACTCAACAGACTATATTATCTCATACTTTCATCTAATTGTCAAGCTTTATTTTATAAAAATTCATCCAATGTTGATACGTTACTCTTATAATTCATCAATAACAATTCCTTTCTTTTCTTTTGATTCTCCACATATGCCGATGACTGATTATTCATGGTGTATGTGAGTTCCCATTCCTCTTGAGTCCATTCACTATACCATTCACGGAGAGTTGGATTGGAATTATATGTAATCATACACGTATTACCAGACTTTGATACCTTTTCATAGAATTCTCTATGATTAAATCCTTTATGCATCGAACCATCCTTTCCATATAAAGAATCCTTGATATCATATGGCGGATCCAGAAACAAAAATACATTCGGGTCATCATCAATTAATTCAGAATAATCTAGGTTCGTGATTTTCCAATTCTTGATAATCTTTCCGAATATTGTTAACGATTCTATTACCCTAAAGTTGAAACAATCTCTCATTGCCCATGTTGACATAGTACCAGATTCAGTTAAACCAGAGAAAGACATTCTATTCATAGCATACCATCTCCATCCAACCTCAAATGGGTCTGTCTGATCTCCTATCTCCGCTTTCATTTCATTGAACAATTCACGACTCTTGTCCACATCATCTCCTACTGATTCCTTCTTTTTCTTTAAAATATTGACTAATTGTTCGGTATCACTCTGCAAAGTAATCCAGAAATAATATAGATTCTGATACTTATCATTTATATGAATGGGAATATTTGGGAATAAACGTGCAAATGCCAAGGCAGGAGAACCCCCACCACCGAAAGCATCTCGGTACTGTGTAATTTCCTGTATGTTGGATGGAAGTTTGGTATCATGAAACAGATACTTCATTGCCTTTGATTTACCACCCGGATACCTTAGTGGTGTTTTATAGTTATTTAACGATCTCACTATTTTAACACCGTCACATTTCCCTCAATAACCTTTACTGTGTTTTCTTGTCTCCACGTATATCTGTCATCAAATTTATGTCCACATTTTTTATAATCATCCCACTTCATACATAAAATATCCTCTGTCAATTTACCACCACCTTCACCTTCAATTATTGGTTGTATCATCATTCCCATACTTCACCTGTCATATTTTAATTTGTGTCTTCTTTACTAATGGATATACTATATCTGTATTACTAAAACTAGGAATCTTCTCCAACAATCTAGAAGTCCAAACTACTAAAATTATTAATGATAAAAATAAAGAAAGTATAATTATTAACTTATAATCACCCCACCCCATATCAGAATCAATATAATGTATTCGATTATTTTTCGTCCGTGTAATCATAAATACTCCTTTTTTTTATAAAGTTGTATTAGTATTTATACTATAATAACACATTGCGTCAGAATTGTCAAGCTTTTATTTAAGTTTTCTTTTTATTTCTGACTCTATTTTACGCAAAGATTTAATTCTATTGTCTAAACTCTCATAATTCATTCCTGTCGGATCTTGCTCTCTTTTTCTTCTTTCCTCATAATCTTGATATGAGGTTGAGTATCCACCCGACCCATAACCACCAGCACCTGGTGTGTTCCAATCTCGTTCATATATTGGATTATGTCTCTTTGCCTTTTTTTCTAATCGGCGTTTTTCTTCTCTATCTTCTGATTTTTTCTCAAATTCCATCATCAAAAGTCTTTCTTGTTTTTCATAATCCTCTTTACGTTTATTTCTTTTCATTTTAAGTTTTACACCTTACACCCTTAGATGCATGAACATCCACCGTTTCCTTCACACACGTTAATGATTCAATCGTGACTTCTCCCGGGTAAGGCCAGGTTTGTCTTGGTGGCAATTTCCCCACCTGACTCCCATTATCATACCACCGTTCACCATATGCCATTTGATTAACAGGGTCTACCGTATCAAGAAAAGTAACTACTGTGGGGAAATACCCACTTTCAATTAACTGCAAATGATATTCCCAAGTAACTGTACCATATGCAACTATTATAACGTTATCACCAACATCACATAATTTTGCTGCGGCACCATTCACTGAAATAGTAAAAGATCTTTCATCGGGGATTGCATATGTTGTGAATCTCTCACCATTATTAATATTATATATTTCTATTTGTTGATAAGGTAATATATTAGCCTTCTCTAATATATCATTGGAAATACCACAAGAACCCTCATAATCAATATCACATTCTGTAATTGTTGCACCGTGTATTTTTGATTTTAATATCTGTATTTCCATAATTATCCAACCGCCCGACTAACAAACGATTCCATACACGTTAATACACTCTCACTAAAATTCCTATGAGCATCACTTAACCCCTTTTGACCAAATTCACGCTTTAATCTATACCACATATCTTTAGGAGTAAGTTCTTCCATAGTATGAAGTTCTTTATTAAATTTAGAAGAATAGTTCTCGGTAACTGTTTTAAATTTAACTAAATCTGAATATAATCCATATTCTTTACCACGTCTTGGATCAAACGTAACATATCCAGACATATTCTTCCCAGATACATCAACCACACACTTACTAAATGACCTAGGCTCAATTGAATAATCTATAAGGTCTTGTTCATTCTCAAATAATTTATATACGGCATCTTCATACTTATCTTTGTTTTCAGAACACCCAACCAAAAATAATACCATAAATACCAACACAACTTTCTTCATATCACACTCCCATTTTGTTCAATCATAAAATCATAATATAATACATATTCAAACGAATAAGCATAATCTTCATCTAATTCTCTTAAATTTATATACTGATATACATGAACCATCTCATGCATAACCGTACTAATTATTGTACCCCTATCCATATCACGATCAATGTATATATCATATGAACTCCTATCATCTGGGTCGCATAATGCATATCCACGTAATGGTCCACCGGGTTCATTACTTAAATCATCAACATAAATTTTAATTTCAATATCATCTGGTATATCTAAACGATAACATACCCACTCAATGACTGCCTTAAATACAGACACATAATAATCATTAACGTCATCGTCATACGATACCACTTACACTCAACGTAAATCCACGCCAATTGCTTCAGATATATTATTATAACCATCACGTCTAAGTAATTCTACAAGTCCTATATTAATTTCAGCTGAAATTTGAGGTCCGTGAAATATCATACCAGTAATCAAATGTATTAATGTCGCACCACTTCTTATTTTCAAATAAGCATCTTCAGCAGTATCACACCCACCTATACCTATAACTATAAATTTATATTCATTATCTTTAACATGTTGTCCACATACCTTAATTATATGATTAGTCATAGGACGTAATATATGTCCACTTAAACCACCACGGTCATCTGGCATAACTCGTTTTTCTATCTTACCACCATGTATGACATATGTAACCTTATCATCATCGGGTATCAATTCACGTTTTACTGTAAGATTACAAGTCAAAATACCATTAATACCATACGTATGCATAACATCTATCATCTGACAGATTTCTTCATCTGTATGATCTGGACCAATCTTACAATATACAGGATATTCATTCAACCCCATCAATTCTCTTACACTCTTAACCTTTACTAACAATTCTGTTAAATTTTCCATATCAAAAAAGGGATTAGATACCCCCAAATTAGGACAACTAAGATTAATAGTAGTATAATCTCCATATGGAGACAATCGTTTAAATGAAGTTAATAAATCATCTATAACATCATCCTTATCAGATACACCGTTTGTTGCAGAAACTGATACACCACAAACACCATCGGCATGTTTCCAATCAGGGGCAACACGGTCTGCCACATGTAATGAACCAGAATTATTCAACCCATACCAAACATTAATAGATTGTGACTTAACCGCTCTCCATAATCTAACCGGTGGATTACCATCATGTGGTTCTTTTGAAAATGAACCAAGTTCAATACCAGAAAATCCTAAATCACGTATGACAGGTGGCAATACCCCATACTTATCAAATCCAGCAGAAATCAACAATGGATTACTATAATGAACACCATTTACACCTTGAGATAACATAGTATTATCATACCTATATAAATATCTCAATAACTTTTTACTATATGGGATACGTTGAACCCATCCTATAATATTTTTAACTACATCGTGTGCCGTTTCAGGACACAATTTAAACAATATAGGTCGTAATAACCACTTATAAACAATCCTTTGCATTCTATACTTCATAATATTCCTTTATAATTTATTTCCTGGATTATGCTCTGACGGCAATTCTTCATATTTCTCTTCTGGCATATGATTTCCACCACATCCACCCTCTATATGGTGGTTAGCGCCACAACCAAATTCACCAGTAAATGTATATTCGCCCAATCTTTGTGTCGTTATGTCCTTAACATTCTTAATATCATTCTTGAGTTTTGCTTCAATAGCAGACATATCTATTTCAGTTTGTTTTACATTATTTGTAACGTCAACTCCACGTTGAATATACTCTCCAACTAAAGAATTCCAATTAATATCATATGCACCATATACACCAACTAACGTACCTACCGTTAATAACACCTTATTTCGTTTTTTCATGACTAACCTCTTTTCAAATTATCAATATGATAAACCCCATTAGTTTTCTCAAATTCAATCAACACATTATTTTCATCAAGTATTCGTTTAATAACACCACCACTTCCACTATTACTATCCCAATCCTTAAATGCCAAACACGACATACCCACTTTAACTGCATGTGTATTAAAAAAATCAACTTCAAGCTTATCTTGAATCACTTGCAATTCTTCTTCACTTGGTTCTTTATCTTTACCAAATTTAAACATAATTATTCCTTAACATCTGTTATTATATCTATAAATACCATCATCAATTACTCTCTTAGCCTCTGAATTATCACCCCACCCATTAACTTTTGCCCACTTGTTTTCATCTAAATCCTTATAATGTTCAAAGAAATGATATATACTCTCCAACTGTTCAATCGGAACATCTATAATATCATACCAATCAGAATATACCTCATCAACAGGTACTGCCAATATTTTAGGATCGTCACCCGACTCATCTACCATATGGAGAACCCCAATGACATTACATAATACTTTGCAATTAGGTATTAGTGGATATGGTGTTATTACCAAAACATCAACAGCATCATTGTCACCACCTATTGTATTTGGCAGACAACCATAATTGCAAGGATAGTGCATTGATGTGTGTAAAAATCTATCAAATCTAAGCACACCCGTTTTATGATCAACTTCATATTTAATATGTGAAGTTCCCATAGACATTTCAATCAATACGTCAATATTCATTTTTTTGTATATTCATTTAATACCTTTTCATTAATAATGCCCATTTTATACAATTCATGTAATGTGACATTTACAGCTAAATACCAACCATGTCTAAACCCTGCCCTGAATGAAAACCCAGCACATATTCCTAATAAAAATATCCATATTATATCTTCCATATCTATATTTAGGAGTCATGATATATTATAAGAATGTTATGTAACCATTCAACCTCATAGTATTCTGCAAATTCGTGTATTCCAGAAGATAAAAAATACAAAGCAAATATCGGAAATACATATGATGAAGCTTTAAATATATATTTCGTATTAAAATTGTTAATACGTGTTCCAATATATACTAATATACCAATACCAATCAGAAATCCAAATAACATACCAATAACATCTGATAATACTGATGTATATAATGAGAAATAAAATAACACAACTTCTACACCTTCTCTCAATATAGTAAAAAACGATACTAAGACAAATGCCATGGAATTATTATATTGTAAATGTTCGTTAATATGTTTATTTGCATTAACACACCAAACAGAAATATATAATAACATCAACCCAGTTATAACCTGTACATAACCCTCAAATAACTCTAAATCAGAATGTTCAAATATATCAACAAATAAATAAGCAACCAAGATTGATGACAGTATACCTAAAAATGAACCCAAATATACATATCTCTTATGTTCATATTCCGTCAACTTTAATATTATCATCAAAAGTAATAATATCTCTATACCTTCTCTAACAATAATAAATAAAGAACTACTTAATGACGGTAAAAAATAATCCCCAAATTCCATAATATACTCCTAATGCGATTCATTCCCCAATGCCAATATTATATAATGAACAGCCTTTAGCAAATCATCTCTATTAGAACCATTCTTCTTACCATACCTCATTAAATATTTCAATGAATTATCAATACACGTATTAGTCATAGTTCCCCTAGCACGATATATATCAAGTACTTGTATATCATTATTATCATTAGTGTAATGTGACACATAAGTAGATCCGATATAATCTCTTATCTCTGATAAAACTCTAGTTTCATCATATCCTTCAGAATATGGCAATTCCATTGTTTCACTTTCTCTCATGTCAATGCCCCATTTAATACCCATTTAGAAGTAGGATGTCGTTTCTTTGTATATGACCCATGCCCACTTTGTTTACCAAATGATTTCCCACGGGCATTCTTTTGATCACTTCTAAATGGTTTAGCTCTTTTACTCATAAAACTCTCCTTTTAATATTTAACACCATTATAACAGATTTTTAACCAAATGTCAAGTCATATTTTAATTTAAACTGACATTTATAATATACCCAATACCTATTAATATTGCATTTGCACAAATAAAAATAGCAAATAATAACCCTAAAAATTTAAATTTCTCTTTCATGATACTAACGCCTTTAATGATTCACCATTACGAAATCTTCGTATCGTCTCCGATACCAAGTCCTTTACACTTATTACCTTTATCTTTGATGTCAACTCAGAAGTATGTTCTATGGAATCTGTAATATACAAAGTCCCGATATCAGACTGTTCTATTCGTTCAATAGACTTTCCAGAAAAAACACCATGAACTGCAACACAATCAACCCTCACCGATCCAGACAACTTTAATGCCTCTGCAGCACCAACCAATGTTCCCCCACCATCAATCATATCATCTACTATAACACATTTTTTACCTTCAACATCACCAATAACATTCATAACTTCAGACATACCCGGCTCTGGTCGACGTTTATCAATAATTGCGATTGGTAAATTTAATTCCTTTGCAAAATACCTTGCACGACCAGAACCACCCACATCAGCAGCAACCACAACATCCCAATAAGAAGGAACAATTGCGGCAACAATAGAATCCCTCATAGTTTTTAAAGCTGATATATGTTCACAAACAACATTGTTATTAAAAAATGCTTGTGTTTGTAAAGAATGTAAATCCATACAGATTACTGAATTTATACCAGAATAACAGAGCATATTAGCAAACACCTTACCAGATATAGGACTTCTATTAGTACGTCTATCTTGTCTAGCATATGCATAATATGGGAATATAACATTAATAACAGATGGATTTGAACGTCTAACTGCATCAATAAGTAACATCAATTCCATTATATCATTGTTTCTATTAGAACCTACCCCAGATTTAAATCCAGCTATAATAAAAACTTCCTCTAACCGAATGTTCTCCTTAATCTCTACATAAATCTCTGAATCAGGAAAATCTCTAATTTTCACCTTGGTCAATCTCATACCAAGATTCTCAGCAACTTCTTTGGCCAACTTTGTATTAGACCGTGTTGAAATTATTATAGATTTTTTCATAAATTATCTTTACATAATGTTTCAATTATATTTTTCATTGCAATAGATTGATCATCTGGGGCAATCTCTATATTTAATACATAAGATTGTGACCCATCATCTAATGCAGTTTCTAATGCATTCCTGAATTGAGAAGAATCTGATATATACATCCCAACACCACCATCCATTAAATCTGTTATTTTATCATATCTCCAATTATGAATATCATTGAACTCACCTTCCATAATTGCCTTTTCAGTAGAATATCCCCTATTATTAAGTATAAGAATAACAGTATTCAACTCATTACGAATGTGGGATGAAAATTCAGAACCCGTCATTTGAAAGGCACCATCACCAACAATGACTATTGGTCTTTTATGTGGTTTTGCATACTTAACACCAACTGCGGCAGGAACCGAAAATGACATAGATGTATAATATGCCATACATAAAAATTGTCCTTTCCTCATAGGAACATCAATAATACCAAATAACGATTCACCTATATCTGATATTACTATATGATCCTCACTTATCAATTCACCTATAGTATCAAATACATATTCCAATTTAGTAGGATTCGTCATGTCATGTGACTTAAATGACAATTTACTGGTATCTACAATATTAGTCCATCTACTTATAGAATTATCAGATTGAATCTCAGAATCATCTAAATATACCAAAAATGAACGAACCATCTCATAAAAACTAGAAGTTGTAGATTTTAATGTTTTAACATGTTTATTTTCAAACATGATACCATCATCCATATTAATAGAAATATCAGCAGCAAAATCAAATGATTCAATATCCGTATTAACCATACCAATAGTAACAATACAGTCTGATTTTTTTATCTCATCAATAACTGACGAATCAGAAAATAAACCAGAAACACACCCAATAGAATTTCGACTAAACTCTGAAATGGTGGATTTACCAAGCAAAGTTGTAAATATTGGAATATTAAACTTCTTTGCAAAATTAAGAATATGATCTTCTAATGAATTACGAAATACCTCATGACCAATAATTAAAACCCTATTACTTGCAGATTTAAATTTATTCAAATTATCATATGGTAAATTTATAGATTTGCATTCTTTAGAAAATGGAGTATCCTTAACAATGACATTATTAGAATCCTTCACATATGCTGGAAAGATTTTTGATGGTACATCATCCCCATATACTGTTTGAAATTTCTTCAAATATTCATCAACTGAACGTACTATATCTTTATTTGAAAATTCAATATAAATTGGTCTAGAATGTTTTCGCATTTTATTCAATGCCAAATGAATCATAGACATATTAAAAAACATATCTTCAGAATCTAACGAATAAGTATTAGTGGTTATATTCTTGAATATATCCCTTTGTGTATTTGCATTATTGATTGTGTGATGTCTATTTGGATTTACCAATAAATCATCAGATGATGGTTTACCAACAAGAATAACAACTGGTGACCTTTCCGCATAGGCACCAGCAACCGAATTCATAATATTCATAGCACCAACTGAATACGTGACACATACCACACCACAACCACGTAATCTACCATATGCATCTGCGGCATATCCAGCAGAATCTTCTCTACTCACTCCAACATATTCCATATCAGAATGTTCTTCAATTTCACGCATAAAATTTAACGTGTAATCTCCTGGTATACCAAATATATGACCTGCACCATATAACTTTAATTGTTCTATTAAAAAATGTCCTAAATTCATACAACCACCTTTATTTAAAAGTATTACATAATATCTAACATCTCTATAGTTCTTCTGGATTACCCCTTGTCGATTCTAAATGTTCAGCCCACGCACAACAGTCATGATACCCTGATGATGAATGATCATTAAAAGAATCTATTTCAAATTGCAATAATCCACCACACATACCCCATATATATTGTCCAATCAAATACATTCTAGAATATCCAGAAACAACCCTACCATTACAATCAAAATATTTTAATAATCCAATATGTCTGAATCCAACAAGTTCTAATGGGTGTCGTGTAACTATATCACAATTATTTTTAAATCTATAAAATGTTGGAGTAAACGAAGATGCAAAATCAGAATCACCCACTCTAGGCGACCCAAAAGTATATCCTATAGAATCTTTTCCACCAAATCGTGATGAGGCTAAAGTACATAAAGCAGCTCCCAAACTATGACCTGTAAAATATACATTCCTGTGTTTATCTCCGACTATTGAATAATCTACATAATGTTGAAACAAATCATCATATATCAAGTCTAATGCACCCTTAAACCCCCTATGAACACTACCAATACTGTCTGATTCAACCTTTCTAAATTTTATATCTGCCTCAATATCTGACAATTGTGTCGGTTCCGTCCCCCGAAATACATATATAATATCTTCATCATCCCATAATCCATAACATTGAGTAGACCCATTATTAAAAAACTTAATATCATATTTCTCTGAATATATTTCTGAGAAATCTGCAACATCCAAATAAGCATTCATAGACAATCCAGAAAAAAACGTTGCATTTTTATAACTAAATTCCCTATTTAACATATCAATCTCCAGAACAATTAACTTTTATTGAATTTGGCGCCACAGCCTCACTTACTTGTTCACGAAGGGCAACTCTGCCCATATCACTAATAGAACAATATTGTTCTACTGTATGATATGCCGCCAATTTTACTGTATCCATCTTAGAACAACCATACAACATGATAATAATTGACATTATCAAACTCAACTTAACTAACCTTTTCATATTACTCTCCTATTATAATTTTACCTTCTAATGTTTGTGAAGCCGATATTCTTATTGGGGACATATTAGAACACCCAATAGACGAAATAATAATTAATAATATCAAATTCACTTTAACTAACTTTTTCATATACCACCCCGCACATATATCTTCTGGTTAGAATAATTCCGTCAAATTGGCGGAATTATTCATAATAAATATATTAATTGAAATTATATCGGTACTCTACCGCTACATTTTCAAGATGTTGATCATTCCCTTCAAATAAATCCCAAGGTCCAGACATTTGTTGTCTATTATACATCATGGTAACTTCATGTGATTTTGAACCAACATAAGCAGTAGTGAATAATCGTAGACCATTAGTATCTTGATCACCACTCCAAAAATTATCTAAGTTATCCATATCTTGAGTCCAACGAAAACCAGCATCCTTCATTTTCATTGAAAATGAATCTGCAACAGCCACCGTTGTTGTAAATGCAAATAATACAGTTAATAAAATTAATACCTTCTTCATATTTTTTTTCCTCTTTGTTGTAAAAATGAAACATAATGTGGGTATTTTCCAACACCCACATTATATATATAAGAGGATTTCTGTTGCCAAGTATCCCCAAACTCCGCATACTTATATACTAAGCTGCAACCGCAAAATTATCATCTGCATTTATTTTTTTGATTTTTACATCTTTCTTGATGAATAGTCCATATACAATATAGTACATTGTCGAATCTGTTCTCCCCCACAAAAATTGTCTAGTCACAACCCAAAAGTCCTGCAGAACTTCATGAACGCCACTTGCGGCTAAGGATACCCGGGAGTTTGTTGTCCCGTGTTCACATACGTCCATATATACATTGTAGAACCCATCATCGCTGGTTTGGTGCTAAGTTAAATGAACCCGTTGGCTCTGGGGGAATTCCCCCTCACCATCTTTCGTACGCTCCATCTATTCTACTAAGTATACCGTGTGTCACACATTCCGTATATATGCATTATACATCTACACTAGACAATTTATGTGGAAGAGGTGGGAATCGCACCCACGTCCAACATACATAAAATATACTTCAAACTATTATGCTTTTAACTTTAAATCTTCCTCCGTTACAATATCTTCATACCCATCATACTCACGAACATAAAACTTTAACCCCTCTGTAACATATGACAATC